GGGGCGTTTTACTGCCTACAATGTTGACAATGTGGAGTGGCAGATTGATGGTTGGGTGAAGTCGGTTTCTATGGCAACTGCTCCTGACAAGATAGGATGGTGGCCTTTTGAGCGCGGGTTTATAGAATGGGGCGGTAATACACCAGCCACTCCAAAATCCGGGTTCTGGGTTCATGGAACGGGCAAGGTTTCCGGCGACTGGACAGGTACACCTAACGTATCAGACATAACGAATCAGATAAACCGCAAGGGGATTGCGTGCTGGAATCCGTTAAACGTACTTGTTGAAGGAATAGAAGTCTTTGGGTTCAATGGCGAGGCAATATATGCGCTAATGATTAACGCTGCGTCAAAGAATGTCGTGTTCCAGAATAACTATGTCCATGACACTAGGTTCAATGCGCTGAATTTCAACACAACAGCGTGCGGAGATGGATGCTATATCCGTAATAACACCGCGAAAACCGCATATCAGTTGGAAACTTCAGGAGGGTTTTGCACGGGAAATACTATCTCTGACATGGTTAGTTGCGGAATTTTCACGGGGGCTGGGGCAGGTGTCGCCCCACTTGTCATTTCGGATAATACTATTGCCAGGTCTGGGCAGCATTCGATTGGTGCGACATTCGCATCGAATGCAGCAGTTTCACAGGTGTTCATTGAAAGAAATATAAGTATTGACCCGCAACAATACGGTATTTTTACAGACTATTGCAGTCAGGTTTTCATACACGGAAATAACTTGTATGGAACGGGCCAAGGCCCATCGGGTTGCTACGATATTGGAGTCAACAACGCAACAAGCGGGGTTGTCTCAGAAAACACATTTATATCGCACGGCTCATCTGCTCAAGATACTTGCGTCGTTGCCTCTAACTGCAGCTACGTTTCGGTTGATCCTGTTACCAACGTATATCGACGCACTACTGGTATTCCAGGTATGGCCACGGGTAATGGAGTGCAAACGATTGCCTCCGCTGCTGCGCTAAAACTCCCGACATTAGGCAGCATATTTTTTGTATCCGGAACTACAAACGTAACAAGCATTATTGCCGAAGTAAATAACTCCAACCACATCGGGCGCGAGATTACCCTGATCTTTCAAAGTGTGCTGACGTTTACTGATGGATCAAACCTAAAGCTGGCAGGTAACTTCGCAACCGCAGGAACTTACACCATAAAACTAGTTTGTGATGGCACAGATTGGTATGAAGTCTGCCGTTCGGTGAACTGATGAACCCCCTATTCTGCTCCTTAATCGACAAGCGCAAAGGAAGAGGCGGCATCATAACCGCCACCGGCCTAATCCTCTGGTACATGAACCGCTGCGGCTTCCAAGGCTGGACGTCGTTTTGGGGCAGCATCTATCTTGCCCTCGGCTACGAACTTGTTTACATCAATGGCGTGTATCAAAACAAAAACACTTGTTCTGTTAGCGGAACATCGGTTGTATTTTCAACCGCACCGCCTCTGACTTCTTTGATTGAAGTAATGTACAACTAATGGCTAACACAAAGATTTCCGCACTTACAGCGGCAACCACGCCGGTTGCTGGTACGGAAGTCTTGCCTATTGTTCAAAGCAGCGCAACAAAGCAACTTTCAATTGCTAATCTAACTGCGGGGCGTTCGGTAAGCGCAGCGGACTATGTTATGTCTACGGGCAACCTAGTCCCAAGCACCGCCGCCAAAGGCGTCAATTTCAACGCTAACACCCCCGCAGCGGGGATGTCAAGCCAATTGCTTAATTGGTATGAAGAAGGTGTTTGGACACCTACGCAGGGAACAGGTGTAACAGTTGTAGGTGCGTTTACTTCAAACGGAAGTTATACAAGAATTGGTCGATCTGTAACTGTAAGGGGTAATGTTGCTGGCGCAACATCTATTGCTTGTACTGCTGCAGGACAACTTTGTGCGGGGTTACCATTTGCGTCAGCTTTAGATATGGCAGGTTCATATTTTAATGGGTCATTATCTGCGGGAGGCGCTATAGACGCCGCTGGATCGGTTGTTTATGCTGCGGGGGCAATTGCAGCAACAACAGGTATTTATTTTTCAGTAACCTATTTTGTATAGGAAAAAATATGTTTAAAAAACAAACCGTTGTTGACCGCATTGAAGTGCTGGCAGATCAGACTGTTGCCGTGCGGTATGTGGTGACTGTCACCGAAGATGGTAAGCCATTTGCCGAACAAGTTAAGGGTAATTACTTTAAGCCAGGTGATGACTACAGCGCCGAAGAAGAAAAAGTACAGATTATTTGTGCCGCCGTACACACTGAAGAAGTTATTGCTGCTTACCAAGCGGCCCAAATTCCAGCATAATGCTGAAAACACGTACTGGTGCGTTCACCAGGGATTCTATGGAATCGAAAAATGTCAGAAGAAAACCTAGCGGTAGTAGACCCCGCGCCGGAACAGATTGCAACGGCTGCACCTGAACCTGAAGTTAAAGCGCCGGAAGCAGAAGCACCCAAGACATTCTCGCAAGAGGAACTTGATGCAGCTATTGGAAAACGCCTTGCAAGAGAGCAACGAAAATGGGAACGGGAACAAGCACAGAGGACTGCGGAAACGCAAACCTTGAGGGCTCCGGCAGCACAGTCTGTCGATCAGTTTGAAACGCCAGAGGCTTACGCCGATGCGTTGGCTTACCAAAAAGCCGAACAATTGATCGCACAGCGCGAAGCGGCCAAGCAGCACTCGCAAGTTCTTGAAAGTTATCACGATCTGGAAGAGGAAGCCCGCGCTAAGTACGATGACTTTGAACAAGTTGCGTACAACCCCAAGCTGCCTATTACTGATGTGATGGCCGATACGATTCGGTCTTCGGATGTTGGGCCTGAGTTAGCTTACTACCTCGGAACTAACCCCAAAGATGCAGAGCGTATATCTCGCCTAGCCCCGCTTGCACAGGCAAAGGAAATTGGGAAGATTGAGGCCAAATTGGCGTCTGATCCACCAATGAAACGTACGACATCCGCGCCAGCGCCGATTTCGCCTGTCACTGCCCGATCCACTGGATCACCGGCTTATGACACTACTGATCCCAGGTCTACCAAGACCATGACGGATTCGCAGTGGATTGAAGCTGAACGGTTGCGGCAACGAAAGAAGTGGGAAGCGCAAAACCGCTAACTTTTTTTAAGGACTTTTTTCATGGCTAATAGTATCCTAACCATTGACATGATTACTCGGAAGGCTCTGGAGATTCTAGAGAACAACCTGGTACTCACCCGTAACGTAAACCGTCAGTACGACGACAGCTTTGCTGTTGAAGGTGCCAAGATTGGTTCTACTTTGCGTATCCGCCTCCCTGACCGCGCTTTGGTCACTGACGGTGCCGCCCTGCAAGTTCAGGACGACAACGAACAGTACACCACTTTGTCTGTCGCTTCGCAAAAGCATATCGGCGTAAACTTCACTTCTGCCGAATTGACCATGCAATTGGATGACTTCGCAGAGCGTGTTCTCAAGCCTCGTATCAGCCAGTTGGCCTCCAGCATTGATGCTGATGTTGCCAATGCGTACAAAACCATCGGTAACACTGTCGGCACACCCGGCACCACGCCAGCTACTTCTTTGGTGCTGTTGCAAGCCCAGCAGAAGCTGAACGAGAATGCCGCTGTAATGTCGCCCCGCTATGCAACGGTTAACCCCGCTGCAAACGCTGGTTTGGTTGAAGGCATGAAAGGTTTGTTCAACCCCACCGACACCGTGTCTCGCCAATTCAAAAACGGCATGATGGGCACTGGCGTATTGGGATTTGAAGAAATTAACATGAGCCAATCCATCAAACAACACACCACTGGTTCGCGCGATGCTACGGCCTCTACGACTACTGGCGCTGCTGTGACTACTGAAGGTTCGGCAACTTTGACTTTGGCTCAAGGCTCTGTGACCACTACTATCGCTGCTGGCGATGTGTTCACTATTGCTGACTGCTTTGCTGTAAACCCACAGACCCGTGAGACTACTGGTTCGTTGTTCCAATTTGTTGCTTTGGCTGCGGCTACCGCTGTATCCGGCACTTGGACTGTGACTGTGGCTCCTATGTACTCGGCTGCCCATGCTTTGGCTACCGTAAACATCCTGCCGCAAAACAGCAAAGCTGTGACCTTCGTGGGCGCTGCTTCTACTGCTTACGCACAAAACTTGGTTTACCACAAGGACGCCATTACGTTTGCTACCGCTGACTTGTTGCTGCCTCAAGGCGTTGACATGGCTGCTCGTGCGGTTCATAACGGTATCAGCTTGCGTATCGTGCGTCAGTACGACATCAACAACGACCGTATGCCTTGCCGTATCGACGTTTTGTATGGTTTTAGCACCATTCGCGCTCCGATGGCCTGCCGCATCTGGGGTTAATTAATTCTTCTTAAAGGAAATTTATCATGGCTATTCCTAATTCTGGCGGTGGATATCAGTTTACTGATGGCAACACCAATGAAATCGTTATGGGCGTTCAAGCAGCGCCTAATACGGCGACTGCTACGGCCACTTTGACCGTTGCACAAACCACTGGTGGCATTTTGGTAGGCAATCCGTCTACCACGGCGGCAACTTACACGTTCCCAACAGCGGCTGCAATTGATGCGGTGTTTACCAACGCAAAAGTTAACAGCACGTTTGATTTAACAGTTATTAACTTGGGCACTTCAACTGGCCTAATTACTATGGCTGTGGGAACTGGCATTACTGCGGTTGGCAACTTGGTTGTTGCTATTACCGGCAGTTCGGCGGGTGTTAGCGGCGCGGGACAATTCTTGTTCCGCAAAACCGGCGATGCTGCGTACACTGTGTATCGCGTAGCCTAAACTTGGATGGGGCTTCGGCCCCGTTCTATAAGGAAACAATATGCCAAATACTCAAGCGGTAGGTGTTGCGTATAGCGACCCCGAATTTACTACCTGTTACGCAAGCCAAGAACTTGGTTACAGCGCAGCAGCACAAGGCGCTGTGACACAGTTGACAGACAAGTCCACAGGGGTAACTCTGAACAAGTCTGCTGGCCGTATCACGATGAACAATGCAGCATTGGCTGCTGGCGCTGCCGTGTCATTTATTTTGACTAATAACTTGATTTCCGCCAATGACACAATCATTGTGTGTGTTTCTAGCAATACTACTGGCAGCGCAGCGGGGGCGTATACAACTTACGTTTCCTATTTGGCTGCTGGTTCTGCTTTAATCACATTGCGGAATTTGACTGCTGCAACTTCATACTCTGAAGCTGTAATCATCAATTTCACCATCATCCACGGCGCAAGCTAAAAGGAGGGGGCCACAAGCCCCCTTTCATTTATGGAAATCTATCTCTCCCACCCTGTTCACGGCCGCAAAGTGGCGACTATGGAACTTGAAGCAGCCTACGATGAAACAAACGGCTGGACACGATATACTCTGGATACGCCCGAAGTCTCTGAGGCGGCTCCTGTTAACGCACTGGAAGTAAAGCGCCGTCGTAGAACTGAAACTGAAGGAGCCTAGTCATGGCGACATACACCGCTGGCGATCAGATTAACCGAGCCCTTCGATTGCTTGGCGTCCTTGCTGAAGGCGAGACTACTTCTGCTTCAGTGTCGCAAGACTCTCTAACCGCTCTTAATCAGATGATTGATAGCTGGAATACCGAGCGGCTGTCGGTGTTCAGCACACAAGACCAAGTGTTTACTTGGCCTGCGGGTTTTATCAACCGCACCCTTGGCCCAACAGGCGACTTTGTAGGCAACCGGCCCATCTTGCTGGATGACGCGACCTACTACCGCGACCCAGGCACCAACGTCAGCTTTGGCATAAAAATGATCAATCAGCAGCAGTACGATGGTATTGCTGTTAAGACGGTTACGTCTACTTATCCGCAAGTGCTATTTATCAACATGACGTATCCTGATGTGGATATGTACATTTATCCCAAGCCCACACGGGACTTGGAATGGCACTTTATCAGCGTTGAAGAGTTAACCCAACCGGCCAACTTGGCGACTAACATTTTGTTCCCGCCGGGTTACTTGCGTGCCTTTACCTACAACTTGGCTTGCGAGATCGCACCTGAGTTTGGCGTTGAGCCCAGCCCCCAAGTGCAGCGCATTGCTATGACCAGCAAGCGCAACCTGAAACGCATCAACAACCCTGACGATGTGATGTCTATGCCTTACGCTATTGTGGCGACTCGTCAACGCTTTAACATTTACGCAGGAAACTACTAACATGGCAACTATCGCAATCTCATCTCTTCCCGTTGCAACTGCTGCGGCCACAACCGACGTCTTGCCAATTGTGCAAGGCGGCACAACTAAACAAGTCACTAACGCACTGCTGTTTACCAGCCCTACATTGGTGACGCCCGCTTTGGGTACGGTTGCCAGTGGCAATATCAGCGCTTGTACTAGCACCAGTATGGTTATGGTTACGCCAGTAATCGGCGCTGCTACGGGTACAAGCCTGACAGCCACAGGTGTAATTGCATCAACCGGCACGGCTGGCGTAGGTTACGCTGCAGGCGCAGGCGGCGCGGTTACTCAAGCCACAAGCCGCACTACAGGTGTAACGCTTAACAAGACGGCAGGCGCAATTACGTTAGTTAGCGCAGCGGGTTCAGCAACTGCCGCAACATTCACTGTAACTAATAGCACTGTGGTGGCGACTGATGTAATTATTCTGAACCAAAGATCAGGTACTGACTTGTACGACTTGATGGTCACTGCTGTGGCGGCGGGTAGTTTCAACATTACATTCCGCACCACTGGCGGCACAACCACAGAAACACCCGTTTTTAACTTTGCAGTTATTAAAGCAGTCGCGGCTTAATGAAAACGCCGATTCTTGGTTCCGCGTATGTTGCCCGCAGTATCAACGCTGCGGACAATCGCATGGTCAACCTGTTCCCCGAGGCCATACCCGAAGGCGGCAAAGAGCCTGGCTTTTTAAACCGCGCCCCTGGTCTTCAATTTCTACAGACTGTGGGCACTGGCCCGATCCGAGCGCTATGGGCACACCAGACCAACGGCAGCGACTTTTATGTTGTCTCAGGCAACAGCGTCTATAAACTGACCGGCCTGACCGGCACGCCGCAGTTGCTGGGCACCGTAACTGGTACAGGCCCAGTGTCCATAGCGGATAACGGTACGCAAATTTTCTTTGCTTGTAACCCCGACGGATTTATCTACAACGAAAACACAAATGCGTTTAGCCAGATAACCGACTCTGATTTTGCTGGCGCGGTGACGGTGGCTTACCTTGACGGCTATTTTGTATTTAACCAGCCTAACAGCCAGTTTATCTGGGTGTCTCAATTGCTGGACGGCACTTCAATTGATCCGGCAGATTTTAAATCCGCCGAAGGCTCACCCGACGGCGTTGTTGGCATTATTGCTGACCACCGAGAACTATGGGTGTTTGGTACTGACTCGGTTGAAGTTTGGTACAACTCAGGCGCTGCTGATTTTCCATTGGATCGCATCCAAGGCGCGTTTAACGAAATAGGGTGCGCGGCTGCGTTCTCCATCGCCAAGCTGGACAATGGCTTGTTTTGGCTCGGCACAGACGCCCGTGGGCAAGGTATCGTTTACCGCGCCAACGGCTATACCGGCGTTAGGGTTTCTACTCATGCTATTGAGTACGCCATCACCCAATACGGCAATATCTCGGACGCTATTGCGTACACTTACCAGCAAGAGGGCCATGCTTTTTATGTGTTGACGTTTCCCAGCGGCAACGCTACTTGGGTCTATGATGTGTCTACCCAAGTCTGGCATGAACGGGCTGGCTTTGACAACGGCGATTTTATGCGGCACCGCAGCAATTGCCAATGCAATTTTGGCGGCAACATTATTGTGGGCGATTTTGAGAACGGCAACATTTATCGGTTTGACTTGGATGTGTACTCTGACAACGGCGGCATTCAAAAATGGTTGCGTTCATGGCGTGCATTGCCAACCGGCCAGAATAATTTGAAGCGCACGGCGCACCACAGTTTGCAATTAGATTGCGAAACTGGCGTTGGGTTAAATTTATACCCCGCATACGAAAGCGAAAATATTGATACTGAATCAGGGTTAGACCTTGTGGCTGAATATGTACAAACGTTTTTAGCGACGCAATTGGGTGTTACTTTAACTACCGAAGCCGGGGACGGCTCTGAACCTTTAGGTCAATACGAACTGTCGGATACCGATATTAGCGGGTACAACTTAGTGACCACGGCTTACCTAGCTGCACCAGGCTACGACCCTGAAGTTATGCTGCGCTGGTCAGATGACGGCGGTCATACTTGGAGC